GGCTTTGCCCCCTCGAGCTCCCCCCTCGATCCCGTTCCGTCTTCCCCTTTGCGAAAGGTTTTTTGACAAACTAAAGAGACCCAAAGCAAATTGCTTTGGGTCTCTTTTTTTATGCCCTGGGGGGATTTCTTGTTTTTCGGAAGCTTTTTCGCCCTTTCCGGGCGGGGGCGGGGGCGCAGGCGCTGGGGCGCGGGGGTGCGGGGGTTTCCAACGGGTTGGCGTAAAAAAGCCGCGGGGGCGTGGTTCAATAGGGACAGAAGCGAGCGCGGCGTGCGCAGGAAGGGAGACGAGTACGGTGGGGCGGCGGAAAAAACAGGCCAGTATGCAGGAGGAGCTGCGCAGACTCCTGGACGGCGAGGCGCTCCGGGCGCAGATGCTGCTGGCCCTCCAGGACAAGCTGGCCAGCGGCGACCTGAAGACCATGGAGTTCATTTTGAAGCAGACCGAGGAGAAGCCCCCGGACAGCGTCCTCCGGGTGGACCTGGGCCCGGGGGTGGAGGAGATGGCGAAGTGAATGCGGAATTCGGAATTCGGAATTCGGAATTCGGAATTGACCCGCGGGGGACGGGGGTTAATGCGGAATTCGGAATGCGGAATTCGGAATTGGCCCGGAGAACGCAAAGAAGCGGAGGAGAATATGTATGACGATCACGATCCCGCAGCCTAACCCCAAGCAGGTGGAGTTTTTTCTGGCGCGGGCGCGGTTTGTGGCCTATGGCGGGGCGCGGGGGGGCGGCAAGAGCTGGGCGGTGCGGCAGAAGGCCAAGCTCTTGTGCCTGTACTACGGCGGCATCCGGGTGCTGGTCCTGCGGCGGACCTTCCCCGAGCTGCGGGAGAATCACATCCTCCCCCTGCGCGCCGAGCTGAACGGCTGGGCGGCCTGGCGGGAGACGGACAAGGCCTTCACCTTCCCCAATGGCTCCCGGATCGTGTTCGGCTACTGCGCCGGGGAGCAGGATGTGGACCAGTACCAGGGGCAGGAGTACGACGTGATCTTTCTGGACGAGGCCACCCACTTCACCGAGTACCAGTTCTCCGCCCTGACCGCCTGCCTGCGGGGGGCCAACGGCTTTCCCAAGCGGATGTATCTGACGTGCAACCCCGGCGGCGTGGGGCATATGTGGGTGAAGCGGCTGTTCGTGGACCGGGCCTTCCGAGCGGGGGAGGACCCGGCGGACTACCAGTTCATCCAGGCGCTGGCCCGGGACAACCCCGCCCTGCTGCTGCGCGACCCGGGGTACTTAAAGATGCTGGACAACCTGCCCGACGGACTGCGTCAGGCCTGGCGGGACGGCAGCTGGGAGGTGTTCGCAGGGCAGTTTTTCCCGGAGTTCCAGACAAGCACCCATGTGGTGGCCCCCAGAACCCTGCCAGCGCAGTGGCCCCGGTACCGGGTGTTCGACTACGGGCTGGATATGCTGGCCTGCTACTGGGCGGCGGTGGACCCCACCGGGCGGATCTGGGTGTACCGGGAGTTCTGCCAGCCGGGGCTGATCGTCTCAGAGGCGGCGGCGGGCATCATAGAGCGCACCCCGCCGGAAGAGGCCATCCGCTGCACCATCGCGCCCCCCGATCTGTGGTCCACCCAGAAGGACACCGGGCGGACCATGGCCCAGCTGTTCGCCGCGGGGGGCGTGCCCCTGGTGCCCGCCTCCAACGCCAGGGTGCAGGGGTGGATGGCGGTGAAGGAGGCGCTGAAGCTGCGCCAAGACGGGGCGCCGGGGCTGGTGGTCTTTGCCGACTGCCGGGAGCTGATCCGGGACCTGGCCGCCGTGCAGCACGACCGGCAGAACCCCTCCGACGTGGCCACCCAGCCCCACCAGTACACCCACTCCCCCGACGCCATCCGCTACCTGTGCGCCTTCCCCACGGCGCTCCCCCAGGCGCCGCCCCCGCCGGAGGAAGAGGAGGACGAGGGGGTGGAGTACGACAGCTTCATGCTGGGTGAGGGGTGGTCGGAGAGTTATTTGGGGTTTGGGCGGGTTTAGAACCCGCCCCTACGGGGACGGCGCGCCGAGTCGTCGCGCCCTACGGGAGACGCGGCGGGGGCGGGTGACCAACGGGAATGCCGCTTGCGGCCCCCGCCCTACGGGGACGAGGGGCAAAAGTGAGATAAAAGATAAGAGATAAAAGATAAGAGATATGGGGAAGCGCAGGGCCTCTCCGCACTCTCCTATCTCCTATCTCATATCTGATATCTCTTATCTGAAAAGTACCCCCAAGGGGAAGGCTTAGAAGGGAGAATTTTATGATTTTACATGAGATCGTCCAGGCGCTGGAGCGGCTGGAGCGGGGACAGAAGGAGATCCTGGAGCGGCTGGGGAGTCAGGCGGGCCAGGAGGAGTGGGTCCAGAAGGGGATCGACGCCATTTTGGGTTATCAGGCGGGGAAGAAGCGGGGTGACGTGGAGTGAACAGGACCATGGAGGCCCCGACGAAGCCCGGCGAGGGCGGGCTTGCGGGGGAACGCACGGGCGGCGCAGCCAATGCGCTTTTGCCGCCAGGCAGAGGCGAACCATACGAGGCCCGCGAAGACGTGATCTGGGACGAGTACGAGCGGGGGGTCGGCTTCAAGCAGCAGCTGAACCTGTACGACACGGTGAAGGTCAACGAGGACTTCTACGTGGGCAAGCAGTGGGAGGGGGTGCGCTCCAACGGGCTGCCCACCCCGGTGTTCAACTACATCAAGCGGATCATTTTGTACTTAGTGGCCTCCGCCGCCACCGACAATTTGAAGATCAACGCCTCCCCCCTGTCCTGCGCGGGGCAGGCGCAGTCGGAGCAGCTGTGCAAGATCGTCAACGCCCAGTTTGAGGCCCTGTTTGAGAGCAACAAAATGAGCACGCTCATCCGCCAGTTCACCCGCAACGCGGCGGTGGACGGGGACGCCTGCCTGTACGCCTGGTTCGACCCGGAGTTGGAGACGGGCCAGGCCGCCCGGGGGGGCATCCGCACGGAGCTTTTGGAGAACACCCGGGTCATTTTCGGCAACCCCAACAGCCCCCAGGTGCAGGAGCAGCCCTGGCTGATCGTCTCCCGCCGGGAGCGGCTGGAGGACGTGCGCCGGGAGACGGCGGAGCACGGGGGCGACCCGTCGCAGCTCCGGGCCGAGGCCGACGAGACGGGGGACCGCTTTGACGCCTTGGTGGACGGCAAGGTGACCACCCTTCTCAAGCTGTGGCGCCGCGGGGGGAGCGTCTGGGCGGTGAAGACCGTCCGGGGGGCGGTGGTGCGCCCGGCCTGGGACACGGGCCAGCGGCTGTACCCCCTGGTGTGGATGAGCTGGGACCGGGCGCCCAACTGCTACCACGGCCAGGCGGCGGTCACCGGGCTGATCCCCAACCAGATCTTTGTGAACAAGATGTTCGCCATGACCATGATCTCCCTGATGACCACGGCGTACCCCAAGGTGGTCTACGACAAGACCCGCATCGCCCGGTGGGACTCCGGGGTGGGCAAGGCCATCGGGGTGGACCTGGGCAGCGGCAGCATCTCCGACGTGGCCAAGACCATCGACCCGGCGGTCATCTCCCCCCAGGTCAGCCAGTTCATCGAGCTGGCCGTGTCCATGACCAAGGAGTTCATGGGGGCCACCGACGCCGCTTTAGGCAGCGTCCGGCCGGACAACACCAGCGCCATTGTGGCGCTGCAAAAGGCCTCCCAGGTACCCCTGGAGCTGACGCGGCAGGACCTGTACCAGTGCGTGGAGGACATGGGGCGGATCTGGCTGGATCTGATGCGGGTGTACTACGGCCAGCGGCTGGTCAAGGCCCCCCTGCCCCAGAACCAGCTGCCCATGGGGCAGGACGCCGGCGTGGCGCTGTTCGACTTCCACCTGCTGGACCAGGCGGCCCTGACGTTGAAGCTGGACGTGGGCGGCAGCGCCTACTGGAGCGAGATCGCCCAGATGAACACCCTGGACAACCTGCTCTCCCAGGGCCGCATCTCCGTGGTGGACTACCTGGAGCGGGTGCCCAGCGGGTACATCTCCAACCAGCAGGAGCTGATCGACGCGCTGAAGGAGCGGGAGGAGTTGGGAGTGAGGAGTTAGGAGTTAGAAGTGAGATAAGAGATAGGAGATAAGAGATAAGAGATATGGGGCCCCGGGAAAGCCGTCAGGCTTTCTTGGGGGGAGAAGGAGCAAGGGAGCGAGTGCAGTTCTCGCATAATGAGGGGACCCCGGCAAAGCCGTAAGGCTTTGTTGGGGATACGAGAGCCCGTTAGCGGCTTTGCCGCTTACGGGGCTCCATGCATGGGCAGCTCTAAGCACCAAAGGTGCTAAGAGCTGGCCGCAGAGAAGGAGCAACGGAATGAGCGAGCTTTCGCGTAATGAGGGGCCCCGGGAAGCCACATCGTGGCTTTCTGGGGATACGAGAGCCCGTTAGCGGCTTTGCCGCTTACGGGGCTCCATGCATGGGCAGCTCTAAGTGCCAAAGGCACTAAGAGCTGGCCGCAGAGGAGGAACGACGGAGCAGTCAAATGGGATTTGCTTGCAAATTCCATCCGACCGCGGAGTCGATGACGACGAAGCGAGGGATATGGAGTTTGCGACGACGAGGAAAGGAGAACCACGAAATGGATGAACACGAGACCATGGACACGGCGGTGGAGGAGGCCTGGGAGGACGAGGGCGCCTCCCGGGCGGAGCAGAGCCCACAGCCAGACGGCGGGGAGCCGCAGGCCGGCCCGGAGGCGGCTTCCACGGGGGACAACGCCGAGGGCCAGGCCGCCCCCGCCCCCGACCTGCCCGGGCCGGATCGGCCGACTTTCCAGGGGGAGGGCGCCCAGGCGCAGCCCCTGGCCGGGCAGCCGGAGGGCGGCCAGGAGGCCCTGACCCGCCTGCGGGAAGGGGGAGCGCTCCAGGCCGACGCGCTGCTGCAACGGGCGCGGGCGCGGCAGCAGGAGCAGCGCCAGCGGGCAGACCTGGAGCGCTTTCTGCGGGTTTACCCCGACGTGCAGGCGGCGGCGATCCCCCTGGAGGTGTGGCGGCAGGTGTCCCAGGGGGAGAGCCTGGTCAGCGCCTACGCCCTGCACGAAAACCGCCAGCTGCGCGCCCAACTGGCCGCCGAGCGCCAGGACCGCTCCAACCGCCAGCGCACCCCAGGCGGTCTGGGGGGGAACGTGTCCGAAGAGCTGGACGAGATCGACAGAATGTGGAGAGAGGACGATTAAGACGGGAGAACGGATTCCCACGCCAGTGTTACGAGAGCCCGTTAGCGGCTTTGCCGCTTACGGGGCTCCATGCATGGGCAGCTCTAAGGGGCAAAGCCCCTAAGAGCTGGCCGCAGCGCACTGGCTCGGAATGACCCTGCGGGGGGACGAAGGACGGGGGCGCGGGCTGCCCAGGGGGGCAGCCCCTACGAAAAAGAACCACCGTCCGTCCAACACCGTAGGGGCAGCTTTGCATGGGCATCCGTAAGGCTCCTTCGTCGCCGACGGCTGCCTCACGCCGCCCTCGGCGGCCCGAACGAGGCGATGATCACGACGTTGCGCCGGGGGCGCGGGCGGATACTATCCGCCCCTACGAACATGAACGAACGTTGGTGCAACCATGTAGGGGCGGCTATCAGCCGCCCGAACCCCCGTCCCCGGCGGGTCATTGCGAGGAGCGCAGCTGCGAGAGCCCGTTAGCGGCTTTGCCGCTTACGGATCTCCATGCATGGGCAGCTCTAAGGGGCAAAGCCCCTAAGAGCTGGCCGCAGACGTGGCAATCCGTCTCCCCCGTCCCCGGTTAAATTGAAAGGAGATTTGAACTATGGCAATTATCAATTTAGCAGACAAGTATTCCAAGAAGGTGGCGGAGCGGTTTGCGGTCGGCTCCATCACGGTATGACTTCTCCGGGGTGAAGAGCGTGAAGGTCTATACGGTGGACGTGGTGGAGATGAACGACTACACCCGCTCGGGCACCGATCGGTTTGGCACCCTGGCGGAGCTGGGGGACACGGTGCAGGAGCTGACCATGAAGCGGGACCGCTCCTTCACCTACTCCATCGACAAGGGCAACAGCGCCCAGCAGTTCAACGTGAAGGCGGCCACCCGCTCCCTGAAGCGGCAGCTGGACGAGGTGGTCACCCCCGAGCTGGACAAGTACCGCCTGCAGGTCTGGTGTGACGGCGCGGGGCTGACCGCCACCGCCGCCAGCCTGACCAGCAAGAACATCGTAGAGGCCATCCTGACCGGCGGCATGGAGCTGTCCAACGCCCTGGTGCCCAAGAAAAACCGCACCCTATTCCTCCCGGAGAGCCTGTATCTCCACTGCAAGCTGGCCGAGCAGGTCATCGGGGTGGACAGCCTGGGCCAGAAGGCGGTGAAGGACGGCAGCGTGGGCACCCTGGACGGCATGAAGGTGGTCCCTGTGCCCGACAGCTACTTCCCCGAGGGCGTGAACTTCCTTATTAAGTACAAAAACGCCACCGTGGACCCGGTGCAGCTGAAGACCTACCGGGTGCTGACCGAGCAGCGGGGCATCGACGGCGACGTGGTAGAGGGCCGCATCCTGTATGACGCCTTCGTGCTGGACACCAGGAAGAAGGGGATCTACGTGTCCAAGGCAGAGTGAGAGTGAGATAAAAGATAAGAGATAAAAGATAAGAGTTATGGGGGCCCCGGCAAAGCCGTCAGGCTTT